CTCAAGCTATAGGTGATTTTTCTTGGCTAAGTCCCGCCTCTGTCAAAACTTCGGTGCCCCGGTGTCAAAAGTCAAATTTGACTTCAGTACTGTCCGGACTCGAGTAATACCGATCTTGAAGCGTGTGGAGGTTGGGGATTACCCGGCGAAGATCGGCCGCATATATGGTTGGAGCCGCCAGCACGTTGCATACTACTTCTCTAAGCTGGACAAGGCCCGACTAATCAGACGCCAGGTGCGTTCTAGGGCCACGTTTTACTCTCTTACGGATCGAGGTAAAGACTTTCTCGGGAGATGTGAGGGTGTGGTTTTCGGGTCGGGCGTTTACAGGCTTGATAAGGGACAAGTGCGTTATGGGATTGTTGCTGAGGGTTGTTTGCCCACGGATTTTAGGCGTGTTGAGATGGTGAATTGGACGGCACTATTAGGCCTTGAACAGGGTGTGCATGTGAGGCATACGTCGCGGAGTTGGATTGTGCACGTGGAGACTTTGTACGGTAAGCATCCTGGCGAACTCTTTGTCCTAGCTAAGAATCTTGCTGATAGGGTTGCTAAGGCTTTGAGTTTGAAGTATGGGTGCCGTCTTGATGAGGGCGAGATCTGTCGCGGGTACGAGTTGAAGGTTGATGATCCAGTTGCGAAGCTTCTTGCCAGGTACTTCTGTGTGTCGACGCCTGAGAGGAAGATTGATCACAGTCCGGGAGTTAGTCAGGGTGAGCTTGAGCATCTTAGCCGAGACGCTGCCATCGAGTATTTGTTGATGCCTGAGCGTGTGAAGAAGCTTGAGGGCCAGCTTGAGGCGTTGCACGTGGATTTTGAGCAGTTGACTGGGGCGCTTAAGCGGCTGTTGGGGTCTGAGGAGCGCGTGGATCCCGCGAGTGTGAAGGGTCAGGAGGAGCTGGGGAAGTATGTTAGCTAGGCGTTTTTCGTCGTTGTTGGCATGTTCCGAACCTTTTTGGCCGTGTTCGTTGGGGCATGGTGTTTTTCCATGCTTCTGGGGTGATGGTGTTTCATGGTCGGCTGCGTTAGACAATCAGGGGCTGGCTTCGGTATACCGAAACATCGTGTTCTTCGGTGATGGGGTGTTTTAGCATGGGGAAAGTTGGGGGGCAATTACTTACACGTCGTTCTCAGGCTGATAAAGTGGGCAAACACAAGTACGAGCTTGCGCTTCTCCATAGGGTCGAGGACCGTTTGGTGAGGATCGAGAAGCAGCAGCGCATCATCTTTCACGGCTTGCAGGATTACTTCAAGTTTGATCGGCCTTTGGTTGAAGAGGTTGGATGTGCAAGCGAGCTGGATCTCGCTGTTATAAGTGTGATCTTCGAGTCCGGCAGTGGCGGAATCTTGGCGAAGGGCATTACGTCTAAGCTTCCGCAATTTAGCCTGGAGCAGCATAAGATACTTCGTATCATCAAGCGCGTGAACGTGAACGTGGAGAAGGCGTTTGGCAGGCCGATCATCGAGAAGCGTGGGAAGCGGTGGGTTTTCAACAGTTTCGGCGTCGCGGTCTGGGGCAAGAGTAGGGAGGAAGCGGAGGACACGCCGTTTTCGGATTCTTGGGATAAGGGCGAGGTCAAAGGCGATGAGTGACGACTTGACTGATTTGGGCGAGGCTACGGTGACGAGTCAGATGCAGATTCAGGCGTTGAAGATTGTGTGGAAGCTGCTGAAGCTGGAGGCTGGGGATCGCGTGCGGTTCGTGCTTGACGGTAGGAAGAGGATTTTCGTGGAGAAGGTGACGGGAAAATGAAGAAGTTTATAGGTCGATTGAGACGGCGGTTCTGGAATTGGTTTGAGAACGTTTTTCCTGCTGAGCACCGCGGCTACATTCCGACTGGTTGCTGTCCTATCTGCTGGAAATCAATTATGAACGGGAGCAGGTACGAAGACACGTATTGCGGTAAGAAGGACTTGATAGAGAAAAGAAGAGAAAACGAATGCCGTTGAGTAAATGCCGTTATTGCAGAAAGAAGGTTCCAAACCCCTATAGGCCATATCATGAACGGGTTTGCGTAGTGAGAAGACTGAGAGAGGGGACTTATGTTAGTTCTGAAAGCAGAAAGCGAGAGGAGAAAGCACGTTTGAAGCGTCTGGAACAAGAGAAGATCGAAAGGGAAAATAGGCCACAGAAGAGTCTTGAAGGGTTCATTGAGGCTTGAGAAGTGATTAAGGATTTCTGTTTGGAGTGTGGGCTGCTGTCGAAGGCTCGTTGTAGGCAGTGTTGGGGTGCGGCTTGGTATTTTGCTTCGCATCTCAGCGTTTTCGGCGATGCCTTGTTCTGAATACTTATAAATGCGTAGCTACTCATAATTGATTATCTGTGTTGTTTGCCGGCACTTGGGCGATGTGCGCCATCGTGCGGAGTCCTTGAGCCTGGACAACGTTGGAGAATCGAGTTTTTGAACAAAAGTCCATCAACCCTCAGAAGGGATGCTGCTAGGCATAGGCCTATCCGTAGGCTACAAAATGGCGATGTTGTAGCTACTAGGCAGATTCCGCCCTGCAGGAGAGTGGTTAGGGACGTGAATAGGGAGGTTCTCTTCGTTGAGCACCTGGCTGCATGCGACGCTGGCACCGTGGTTCACGACGTCGGCGGCCGCGGATTGTATGATCGTGAGACGTTTGTCTCGTTCAAAGGCGCCTTCTACGAGGCCTAGAGGGGTAGTGGCATCTATTTGCGAGGCCGTTTGACTGTTAAAAAGAGGGTACACTACCGGGTAATTGCGCTGCGCAGGGCTTTTCATGTTGACACGCAGCGAGTGAGGAAGAAGACTATTCAGCGGCTTGAAGAGATTTTCAAGATCGCGAGCAATTATGCGCGGGGCAAGGTTACGCGTGTAGTTGATGATGATGGGAAGGAGAGGCCGCTTACGATTCCTGAGCGCCAGTTTTGGGCTCGGATCGCGGCTTACACTGCGATGGTGATTAGTAATGTTGCGAAGGGCATTGATGAGAGGCAAATTGACTTGGACTTGGATAAGTTGGATGCGCTAATTCATGAGAATAAGGCAAAAAGCGAGGTTGAGGCAGCTAGAAAAGCAGAACGCGATGCAGAGCAGAATAAAGTGGCCAGTGGATAAGGTTGAATTCTTCACTGACATTTTGAAGTTTAAGCCTTTTGAATACGAAGCTAAGTTCCTGAGGGATCCGAAGCCCCTTAAGGTTATGCGCTGGCCTCGTAGGGCTGGTAAGACGGCTACGATGGCTGGGGACGACCTGTACTTTGGGGCACATAACCCAAATAGCAAGATCCTCGCGATCATGCCCAAATTTCAGCAAATCAAGGAAATTTACTTTTCGGCCTACCACGAGCACCTTGCGAGGATGGACCGCGACAAGTATCGCTGCCTCATTGAAGAGGAGCTGCAGACGATCATTCGCTTCACGAATGGGGCTATTATTCTTGCTGAGACGCCTGAGCCCTTCACTATCCGCGGCCACGGACCAAGGAAGATCAGCATTGATGAAATGAACTTCATCCGCAAGGACAAGGATCTCTGGCTTAGCGCGCTGTTGCCTATGACGTTGACGCAGAAGGTCGAGATCAACGTCGCAAGCACTCCTTGGAACAAAGATAGCATCTATTACCAGATGTGCTTTGATAAGAGCTTCAGGATTTTCAGCGGCAACGCGTTCGAGCAAGACCCACCTAAGTATTTCTTAACCTACAAGGATGTTTTGAAGCCTTTTGGCCCGTTGGACCCGTATCAAGTCGAGGTCATGAGGGAGCAGTATGCGGGTGATCCTTGGCGCTGGAAGCGCGAGATGGAGAGCAGCTTCGTGGACGACGAAACCGCGTTTCTGCCTAGTAGTTTGATCATCAAGTGCCAGAATGACCAGCTTTCATTTGCTAACTTCGAGGATCTTCTAGCCGGCACATTCTTTATCGGTTGGGACTTGGGTCGAGAGCGTGATCATGGCGTCGTTGCAGTCATAGAGAAGCAGCCCGAGTTTGTTCGGCTTGCGCACTGTAAGCAGTTTCCGCTTGGCACTCCGTACGTGAGCACGATGGCTTACATAAAGTCCATCTGTGACCGCTGGAAGAGCGTCAGAGCCGTCTATTATGACCATACTGGCACGAAGGGCATGGACGAGGAGATTAACAAGGCTGGGTTCCCAGGAACAAAGGGTGTGGACTTTTCCGCGTCTTTGAAGCATGGCATGGCCACGACGTTGAAGCAGCTGATGATGACGCCCAGGGAGAGCGACAAAGCCCTTCCAGTTGAGGAGGCTAGGCGGAAGTTCGAGTTGCCTTTTGACCAGGACGTGCAGGCTGAGCTTAACATCGAGCAGTGGGAGCAGTCTAAGGGAAGCGAGGTCTACACTTTTAGCCATCCTGAGGGTTCGCATGATGATCGTTTCTGGGCTGTGGCCTTGGCCGTTTACGCGGCTACACAGCACCGTTTCGTGTCTGGTATTGTGGGTTTCGGGAAGGTTGGAGACGAGAAGTAGATAATCGCTGGTTTTGGAGAAGTTTCGATTAATCGCAAATAACAAGTGGAAAGCGAATGTGGCCGTTCAGGAAGAAAGAGGAGAAGAGGAAGCTTGTTGGCATCGTGGAGACTGGTTCTCCCGGAGCTCAGAAGGGCAGCAGTGTTGAAGCTCCGCGGGTCGTTCTCGTGGGATCCAGCGACCAGGCGCAGCAGGCGTATGGCTCGATTCGCAAGAGCCTTTTGGATTTGAAGTTGATTGAGGCGTCGGTTAATCCCGCGACGGCTGCTAGGGTCAGCACGACGGTTTCGGGCGCGACTTACCCGGATGATTTCGCTGATTTTCAGGATTACCTTGATGCTTTTAACTACATTCCTTTTGTGCACCGTGCCGTGGTGATTAAGCACAGCTTGATTTGGCAGATGGGATATGATCTCGAAAGCAAGGATGATACGACCAAGAAGAAGGTTGATGATCTTCTCGTTGGGTTGAAGGCTGACACGGTCGTCCGTAATGGTAGTTTGTGGAGTCTTGTTTTTGGGAACATGTACTGGCAGAAGCTTAAGGACGTGGGTAAGCCGAAGCTTCGGGCTTTGAACCCTGCGCGGATGGGAATCAAACTCGACAGCAAAGAAGAGATCTCTAGTTACGTTTACGAGCGCAAGTTTGGCAAGAGAGAGACTCTCGAACCCGAGGAGATAGTGCATTTGAAGGTGGATGACGCGCCCTTCGAACCGTTTGGCACGTCGACGCTGCGGAATGTCCTGCCGACTATCAAGTCGATGTTGTTCATGGAGGAGAAGCTTCCGCTTATAGCCCGTCGTCGTGCGGATCCTTTGCTTGCGGTCCAGATTGGGGACAAGGAAAATCCTGTTAGCGAGGAGACGTTCAAGAAGCAGAAGGCGAATGTGCTGAACAGGCAGCCTGGCGAGGACGTCTTCCATGACGGGATCTTGACGATTCAGGAGGTTTATCAAAGCGCCTCGGTCGGTGGCCGTCAGACGATTGAGCCTTTGCTTAAGCATTTCAGGGAGAACGAGGTTGCTGGCCTTGGGGTTCCGGACGTGGCCTTGGGCTTCGGCGGGACCAGTACACAAGCCACCGCGTTATATCAGCAGGAGCTGCTTGAGGCTGAGGTTCGCGATTACCAGCGGTGTCTGAAGAGGATGCACGAGGCTGAAATCTTCCCAATGGCTGGGGTTGAGGGCGTGAAGCTTGTTTGGAGGCCTTTGAAGGAGGCGGACAAGTTCGAGTTGAGCAAGAAGTATCTTGGCGAGATCGAGCAAGGGGTGCTGAGTCCTGAGTGGGCTAGTAAGCAGTTGGGGTATCCGGATGATGCC